GGGAAGGACATTCAGAAAGTAAACGGGCTTAGCAATGAAAAATGTGGGTTCGACTCCCACATCACCCTTTAGCACTAAAAGTGCTAGTAACAATAAATACACACTATAAAAAGAAAGGAAGTAAAAAGCATGGCAAGAGTACCTATGGTTACAAGAACCATCACAACAACAAAAGCAATTGTAATGTGTGTGGATGTAGAAGCGGGAGAACCTTTTAACAAGGAAGTAACAGTTCCACGCACCTACAAAGACAGTGAGTCTTTACTGAAAACAGTAAAACCAATTATCGAAACTGAAACAATCAAAGCGGTTCACATCGTAGACAAAACAGAGATCGAAACTCTGTACGGAATGCCCGAACAGGAATTTATTGAGCACGCAACAGTATTACCAGTAAGAACAGCTAAACCAGAAAAAGAAGAATAAAAAGGAGAAAAAACTATGGTTAATATTATCTCAAATCAGGAATATAATGAGATCGATAAATATCTTATGACAATTTCACCGGCAATCGAATCTATGAAAAATTTACCAGACGGTGAAAAGATCCCAGTAAAGAAATACATGATTTTTCAGGATGTGAAAGAAAATACAGGCGAAACAGTAGAAATCTTATCAATTCTCACACCAGATAACAAAGTATACTCTGCCCAGAGCGGAACGGTAAAGCGTTCATTCAATGATATTGTAAATATCATGGGTGATAAGCCGTTTACCATCATCAAAACATCTGGCAAGACAAAAGCCGGTAGAGATTTTATCAATTGTATTCTTGATGTAGAGTCAATTGCATAAAAGCTAAAATAAGAGAGGGAGGGGAAGCGTAACAGCTTCCCTTTTTTCAACAGGAGGACATTGTATGGCAAAGAAGACAACACAATACACAAAAAACAGAAATCGTATCTTACGATATATAAATAGGCATAAAATATCACAATATGTTAATTTATATATACCAACAGAACTACAATTAAGGAAACAAGGTGTAAAAGGAAAAGAACTCGCTAAACTCACTAGAAAATTAAAAGGAATAACGGCAAAATATCTAAAACAGGATGCTATTCAAAGTAAAGAGGGAGAAGTAAGAGAAGTCAAAACAGATAATGTTTTAGAAAACGGCATTTCTCAAGTAATAATCAATAATTTCAAATCACAAATATTGCATTTTCCGAAAGAAATATCTGACAAGGTTATTGCTTTTATAAACACACTGATAAACGAACAAGGGACAGACTCAGTTGCATACTCTCTGGAGCATATGCCACTACAATTTCATGAAATCCTAAACAAAACAGGATATGACAGCAACTCAGCTATGCAAGAGTTCGCTAGTTCGCTAGTAGAATATTTGCCAGACGCTTCCGATGCTTACAAAGAAGAATTAATAGAAGCGTTTGAATATAACGAACTAGGGTATAATATTGAGGATTAAAAAATATCGTTATTTTATGTGTGACTTTGAAACAACTGTTTATAAAGGTCAGGAGAATACAGAGGTTTGGGCATCGGCATCCGTAGAACTATATACTGAAAAGGTAGAAATATTTCACAGCATAGACGACCAATATAATTATTTCCTATCTTTAAATTCAAACGTTATAGCGTACTATCACAACCTAAAATTTGATGGTGCTTTCTGGTTGTCTTATTTGCTGATAGATAAAGGTTTTAAACAGGCTACAAATAAAGTTGGAGAATCAGAGTTTTCTATAGAATGGCAATCTGAAAAAGAAATGAAAAATAAAACATTCAAATATAGTGTATCTGATAAAGGCCAATGGTACACTATTATAATAAAAGATAACAACCATTTTATTGAAATAAGAGATTCACTAAAATTATTACCTTTCAGCGTAAAAAGAATAGGAAACAGTTTTAAGACAAAGCACAAAAAACTTGAAATGGAATATACAGGTTTTAGATATGCTGGTTGTACTATAACAGACGAGGAGAAAAAGTATATAGCAAATGACGTTTTAGTTGTTAAAGAAGCACTTGAAATTATGTTCAACGAGGGGCATAATAAACTAACTATAGGTTCATGTTGTTTGGAAGAATACAAAAACATCTGTAAGCACACGACAAAGAAATTGCTTGATTACGATGAAATGTTTCCAGACATTTACACGTTACATATAAAGGAAGAACACAAGTATAATACCGCTGGTGATTATATAAGGAAAAGTTATCGTGGCGGATGGTGCTACCTTGTAAAAGGAAAAGAAAACAAAGTACACACATATGGAACAACCGCTGATGTAAATTCTCTATACCCAAGTATGATGCATAGCGAAAGTGGAAACAAATACCCAGTAGGCAGACCAAAGTTTTGGATAGGTAATTTCATACCACCAGAAGCTATAGCAGAAAACAAATATTATTTTGTAAGGGTAAAAACCAGATTTTATATCAAGAAAAATATGCTACCCTTTATACAGATAAAAGGTTCATTTTTATACAAGGGAACAGAAGCACTAGAGACATCTGATATTTACGATAAAGATACTAATAAATATTATTCATTTTACAGGGATAGTGATGGTAATATGTGCGATACTAGAGTGGAATTAGTATTGACAATGACAGATTATGAACTGTTAAAAGAACACTATGAATTAGTTGATTTTGAAATATTAGATGGGTGTTGGTTTTATTCTATGATAGGTATTTTTGATGAATACATTGACACCTACAAAGAAATGAAACAGAAAAGCACAGGTGCTTTGCGAGAATTAGCAAAACTATTCTTAAATAATTTATACGGTAAAATGGCAAGTAGTACAGATAGTTCTTTTAAATATGCATATGTGAAAGAAGATAATTCTATAGGTTTTGTTCCGGTTATAGAGAATAAAAAAACGCCAGGATACATCCCTGTAGGTTCTGCTATCACAAGTTACGCAAGAAACTTCACAATCAGAGCCGCTCAGAAAAACTTTTACGGTGTTGATAAACCCGGATTTATCTATGCAGATACCGACAGTATCCATTGTGACTTACCACCTGAAAAAATAAAAGGGATCAAAGTACATGATAAAAACTTTTGCTGTTGGAAACTGGAATCCTGTTGGGATAAAGCAATATTCACCAGACAGAAAACATATATCGAGCATGTTGTAGCAGAAAATCTTGAGCCTATTGATACCCCATACAACAATATAAAGTGTGCGGGTATGCCCCAAAGATGCAAAGATTTATTTGAACTATCCATGAGTTCAGATATATCTATAGAAGATAAAGAATGGAGTGATGAAGAAAAAGAATTCTTATTTGACGAAAACGGTAAACAAATTGTTAGAACATTTAATGATTTTAAAGTAGGCTTGAAAGTACCGGGTAAGTTAAGACCAAAGCGTATACGAGGTGGAATTTTACTGGTAGAAACAACCTATGAGATGAGGTAACCTATGAATTGTAAAGATTGTTTTTGGAAGTTTGACAACGAATGTGAACATTGTTATAAGTGGAGGAATATCATGAAAGCAAAGCAGATTAAAATTAAATACTTGAGAAAAGATATGGTCAGAGTACACCTGATAAAAAACGGTGACTGGATTGACTTACGAACTGGCGTTGATGTCTTTATGAAAAAAGGGGATTTTCAGTTAATCCCTTTAGGCGTAGCGATGCAGTTACCAGAAAACACCGAAGCATTACTAATCCCTCGTAGTTCTACATTTAAAAAATATGGAATCATTCAGGCAAATAGTGTAGGGCTCATTGACGAATCCTATTGTGGTGAACAGGATGAATGGATGTTCCCGGCATACGCAACTAAAGATATTGTAATTCCTAAAAACACACGTATCTGTCAGTTCCGCATACAGGAACATCAGCCACTAGTTAAAATAACAGAAGTAGAACACTTATCAGGAACAAACCGTGGTGGTTTTGGAAGTACAGGAGAACGATAATGTATGAACAGATTTTGGATAAAGTAATGCGTGAGTGTCTTGCACACAAAATGGAATGTAAAACATGTAAATATCATAGTTTGTGTGACAGATACAATATAACACCGTTTGGCGTTAATACCTATATTAAATGTTTATTTGACATTAGCAAAGAATGAAAAAAGACCGGGGCGAACATAGTTCGTTACCCGGTCAATTCTATATCTATAACTTATGCAACATCAAGTGCGCTCAGCGAAAACGACAAATCATTCAGCACTATCTTTCAAGTGTGCTACCTGAATGACTCACTTGTGATAACATAAGAAGATACCTTAATAACTTAGTGCATTTAATATAGCTTCCTTGCACCTCATATCCTTAAATCTAAAACATCCTCGTTCAAAGAGATAACGCAAGTTACTCAAAAAGAAATCATTTCTTTTTAGCATAACATAATTTATTGAATGGTCATCTGTAGTGACCGTTATTTTCATAGGAAAAGTGCTGTCTGGTTTATCATCACAATAGATAAAACCACTTTCCGCAAATTCCTTTACACCAAAATCATTTCCTTTATATTTTAACGTGCAGATATAACGGCTTTTTCCAGTAGGTTTTTCGATGAAACTGTAGTTATCATTCAAATACACATTCTCACTACTATATGCAACATAATTATTTTCCTTAAAAGCACGATTGATGCCACTCTCTTTCTGACTATCAGAAGCACTTTCAATGAACCCCTGTTCTAACACATACCCATCACCACGCAAAAACTTTGTTTCACCGTTCAGCCTATTACATATACCCATAGCTACATAATAAGGATTGATAATACTTACTTGGTTTGCTAACATAAAAACAGGAACATACCTTACCTGTTCGCCTTGACCTCTGGCAATACTTGTGTGTACGCTCAAAAACTTTTTAATCTCGTCCGTACAGTAGTGATTGCTTTCACTCTGGAATTCGTCAAAAATCATCCTAGTAATATCAGAAAATAAATGGGAATATTTTTTAATACTATCAGAACTGTTTAGTGCAATAGCATACCCACAACTTTTGTCATTAATAAACAGCTCTTGGAAGATACCTTTTGCCCTCTTTTTAGCAGTCATGGTTTTATCAGGAAAAAACAACCCTTTTAAATCCTTAAAGAATTTATCTGCGACATCGTCCAGTTCATAATTATATCTATAAATAAGCCCAAACTTTTCCCCTTTATCAAGAAACCTGTTTACGCAAAGTCTGCCAAAATAGGTTGTCTTACCGCCAGTGCGGTTTGTAGTACACATATAGATTTCTGGTTTTTTACCGTTTAAGTCTAGCATTGACAAAAGTTTTGTTCCATCGTAATATTTTCTCATATATTAGTTCTCCTTATTAATATTTATTATACCACAACTATTTACTTTTGTAAAGTTTTATGATATAATTATTTGTGAAGTAAAGAAAGAAAGGAGAAAGGTATGAAGCAGTTTTACCCTATTTTTTGTGCCTTGGCGTTTAATCTTGTAGACTTACTGACAGGGATTGTTTCAGCGATTAAGGATAAAGAGATTAAATCGTCAAGGCTCAGGGATGGTTTATTTAAAAAAGTTGGGTTCCTTCTGTGCTACGCTGTTGCGTGGGGTATTGATACCTACGGATATCTCGTCGGGTTTGACCTTAGCGTAGCGATACTGCCAGTAGTTATCCTATATTCATGTACTACTGAACTGGTATCTATTCTGGAAAATATCTCAAAAATTAATCCAGAGTTGTTACCTGACAAACTAATGGAAATGTTCCACGTTAGCAAGGAGTGATGATATGCACAAATTCAGTACAGTGAAAAGTGGATCAAACGGTACAGATGTGATTGTATTACAGACAGTCCTTTCCTTATTACATTATACAGGAAAAGACGGAAAACCACTGACAATTGACGGTGTGTGTGGAACGAACACGGTGTTCGCCATAAACAATTTTCAAACAACGACTAGGGCATATGGATATGAGTGTGGCACAAACGGTGCAAACGATGGATGCTTTGGTGAAAGATGCTGGAAAGTGTTGGGGGTGATGTAAATTGCCAGACATTAATAAAGCGTATTCATGGGCTGTCAATACATGTAATGCACCGAACGTTGGATATTCTCAAGTGTATAGAAATCAACAAACCATAGGTGGTATAACCTATTACGATTGTAGCAGTTTTATCAATTATGCGTTACTAGCCGGTGGTTGGAAAACGCCAGGATATGCACCAAACCACAACTCGTTTAACACAAGTGTAGAAATCAATGTGCTGTTATCACTAGGTTTTACCGATGTTTCTAGCGATCCTGAGTATCTTCCGGGGGACATTGGATGGACTTCTGGTCATACTGAAATGTGCTATAAGGGTGGAACAGGAAAAGGCGTTTTCATGGGAGCTCATACAAGTAAAGTACCTCTCGCAAATCAGGTGTCGATCAGCGACCATGAACGTTCTTTTCCAAGAAAATTCAGATACGGCTCAGGTGGTGCTTCTGGTTACGGGTGTTCCGTTTATGTAATCGCAGCTATAGCGGGAAATCTCAGGCAAGAATCAAACGTAAATCCCGGCATATGGGAAGGATTACGAAAGGGAACATGGACAGAATTAAAGCACGGTTTTGGTTTAGGGCAGTGGACAAACACTGGTGGAGATACACACGGAAGACTTTATAAGTTACATGAGTGGTTGTCGACGCATGGATATGCGGATGACAGTGGTGAGGGGCAATGTCAGTATATCATAGAAGAAAATGTTTGGTACTCTACAGGCGAAGCAAGTGCCTACTCTTCACTTTCTGACTTCCTCGCATCAGACAGCACTGACATTACACATTTAACTCACGCTTGGAACATAGGTTGGGAGGGTATTCACGATAGTTCGTGGGACACTCGTGTGACATACGCAAAAGAAGCATATCAGTATATTGTAGACCATGGTAACGATTCAAGTATTACACAATGGATTACAGGTAACAGGTACTTGAATGTGAAAGAAATGCTAAACAATTCTGTAATGCTTTTTAGGTTTTTTAGTGCCGGAGGTGGTGGCGGTGGTACACCGTCAGAGAAAAAAGAAAAAATGCCTCTATGGATGATGGTACGATATAGGTAAGAAAGGAGAATAGTAATGTTTGAAAAAGGGTTATACAAACATGAAGAGGGATTCACCGTACTTGTAACAGACGACGGTAAGATTATGTTATCGCCAGACCACCCTCTTTCCATGAGATTAAGTGAACTTTTTAATACAGAAAAATGGACAAGAGTAGAGTGAAAGGGGTAACGTATGGCTGTTAGAACAAGGGAAGAAATCTTGGAAAGCCTTAGAGGTAGGTTCGGTGATGATCCGACAGACGATGATATCGCTATGTTAGAAGATATCACAGACACTTTTACAGACTTTGAAGAAAAAACAAGTGATGCTACAAACTGGAAAAATAAATATGAAGAGAACGACAAAGCATGGAAGAAAAAATATTCAGACCGTTTTTTCAGTAAAGACGGTGATGGAAATGACAACCCCGGTGATTCTGGTGAACCAGAGGATAAGCCGATGAAAACATTTGATGATTTATTTACAGTAAAGGAGTGACAATAAATGCCAAGAAGAATTGCAAACAGTACACTGAACGCGTCAACGATTGACATTATGAATGTGATCCGACAGAACGCAAGCTATGACTATCAGCAAAATGTACCTGTGGTGCAGAACGAAACAGACATTCCCCGAGTTGGTGAAGTAATCTATGGTACACCCTCATTTGCGAATCAGTTTTTAAACGCACTGGTAAACCGTATCGCAATCGTGCGTATGCAGAGTGCAACATTTAACAACCCGTATTCCATGCTAAAAAAAGGTTATCTGGAATTCGGTGAAACAGTGGAAGACATTTTTGTTTCCATTGCAAAAGCAGTGGACTTTTCCACTGAGAAAGCAAGTGGAAGAGAATTTAAAAGAACCATGCCGGATGTACGGTCAGCATTTCATGTGATGAACTGGCGTGTGATGTATCCAGTAACCATTCAAGATATGGACTTACACCAGGCATTTCTTAGCATGGATGGTGTGCAGAACCTGATTGCAAAAATCGTAGATGCTGTTTACACTGGTGCTGAGTACGACGAGTTTCTGCTCTTTAAATATTTGCTGATTAAAGCTATCTCACATGGTAAAGTAAAAACCCAGTCCATCGTTGCGGATGCTGATTTGAAAACAAGTGCAGTTGCTTTCCGTGGAACTAGCAATCTGTTACCGTTTGTGAGTTCTGATTACAACAGTGCAGGTGTGAAAACAAATACACCGAAAGACAGACAGGTTATTTTTATGGATGCTAACTTTAATGCATCGTTTGATGTGAATGTACTTGCAAGTGCGTTTAACATGGACAAAGCCGACTTCCTTGGAAGACTGTTTATCATCGACAAGTGGGACACTTTTGACAACGAACGGTTTGACATTATTCGGGATAACTCTGATGGACTGGAAGAAGTAACGACAGACGAACTGACGTTGATGAAAAACGTAAAAGCAGTGATTCTTGACGAAAACTGGTTTCAGGTATATGATAACATGAATAAGTTCACAGAGAAATACGTTTCTTCTGGTCTGTACTGGAACTATTTCTACCATACATGGAAAACTATCAGTAGTTCTCCTTTTGCTAACGCTGTTGCATTTGTGGACAGTACAGCCGATGTGGCATTACCAGAAACACTTACGTTACACTGGGATGCAAAAGACGAAACAGAAAAAGCAATCGCTCTGACAATGCACGCAGACGCTGAGGGTGTTACACTTGCCCCGAATGAAGTAAACTTTGTTCAGACAGATGCACTTACTACAGCTGGCATTGCAGTGCAGAAATATGGCGGTATGTTAATTCCAGACAGTCAGTTTGGTACAGCAATGACGGTTGTAGCAAACATTGGTGAACAGTTGTATGAAGCAACTAAAACCGTTACACCTACAGATGTACAGGTGGATGGTACTTTAACACTGAATAAGAAATAAGATACAAGGGACAGGGGTAACAACCTGTCCCGGAAATGAGGTAATATGACAGAACATTTTTTAGCAGATACAGTGGATAGTTCAGGGTACGCACACCCTACAGTCGGAGAGAATATTAGAAAAGGGGCAAAAGACCCTATCACTATTATTGACGCATTTACAAATGATACAGACAAGGCAAAAATGACCAACGCATTAGATGTAACTGCAGAAGATTTAAAACACGCCATTGTTTCTATGCTTAGTGGAGAAAGATTTCACTTTGGAAGTCTGGATGCTGACCCGTTGACAAGTGAACAGGTAACTAAAATCAAAACGTTTCTTGGAATTGTGTAGGTGATTAAATGTATATCCAACCGCAAACAAATATAAGGATTTTACAAAACGTTCCTTTAGATACAACTTACGAACACACTATTTATTTCAGTAGTGCAAGTGCACAACAGTCTTATTTTGCTGGTAAACAGAAGTATAACTTGGGTTATTATACATACCAAAGAGTGAATAAGGGCGTTGCTAGAGTTGGCATTAAAGCTGACAGCTTGTATGACTGTAATTACATGATGTTTCAGAACAGTGCTTATGGCTCAAAATGGTTTTATGCTTTTATCACTAGCGTTGAGTTTGTAAATAATGAGTGTTCAGAAATTACATTTGAACTGGATGTTATGCAGACTTGGTTTTTCAATTATGATATGGAGTACTCTCTTGTGGAGAGGGAACATGTGGATGACGATGTGGCAGGATTTCATATCGAGCCGGAGAATGTGGAACTGGGGGAGTATGTATTTAATGATTATAAAAACTTATCAGCTGTACTAAACCCGTTAGCTGTTTACATTCTGGTGAATGACACGGATGAAGCATCTTCTGGAAACGTATATGATGGCGTATATGGTGGGTGTACTTTGTATGCATACAATCTTAGTGATACAAGCGGTATAAACAGACTGATTAATACTTACAACCAAAAACCAGAGGCTATTGTCGCTATGTATATGGCACCTGTAATTGGAGTTGGCAAAGCTATTCCCGATGGTGGTATGACTGTTAAATACTCAGCTAATGCTTATACTGTTAGCGGTGAGGCAGAAGCTGTAAATGTAGGGTCATGGGAGATTGACGGATATAAGCCAAAGAACAGAAAATTGTTTACTTACCCATACAATTTCTTTTCCATTGGAAACAACGATGGCAGTAGCTTGGCACTTAGATATGAATTTTTTGACAAAAGAAAGCCACAATGGAATATTCGTGTGCCTATTACAATGCCTATTCAATGCACTTTAAGACCGACAAACTATAAAGGAAGTACTGGTGTTTTCCCTAACGAATCATTGACACTTTCTAATTACCCTATGTGTTCTTGGAGTACTGATGCTTTTAGAGCGTGGCTGGCGCAAAACGCTATACCTATTATAGCTAATGCTGGTGTAAAAGCTGGGGCAGGTGCAGTGATGGGCGGGTTGCCTATGGCTGGTGCTTCACTATTAAGTAGTGCCACAAACGCGCTCGTAAGTGGCTATCAAGCATCTATTCAAGCGGATATTACAAAAGGTAATCAGAATCATGGTAATAATAACGTGGCTTCCGGGTTGCAGTCATTTTATGGTGGCAGATGCAGTATCACAAAATACTATGCTAGGATGATTGACGAATACTTTACCATGTTTGGATATGCTATTCATAGGGTAAAAATACCGAACAGAAATGGCAGACCACACTGGAATTATGTAAAGACAATAGGGTGTAATATTGTTGGTAGTGTTCCGGCAGATGATATGAGGAAAATTTGTGGTATCTATGACGCAGGTGTTACGTTCTGGAAAAACGGTGATGAAATTGGTAACTATTCACTGGATAATACGATATAAGGTGGTGAGAAAGTGAGAAAAAGAAGAGGTAATGGTCAATTTGAAGAAAGTGCTTTACTGAACAATATATCCTATATGCAGTATTTCAACAGGCTTACAGAGTTAGCCATATCTATGTTTGAGTGGCAGAATTTGCCACCTACCGTTGACCCTAGGTATATAGAATTGCACTTATTTCAGAACGGTTCTATGGTGTATTTCAATGATGATGTTGTTGGAAATCTTTGTTTAGATTGTCTACCAAATGGAAATTTTGATGTATACGGAAACCCTGTAAATAGGAGAGCGTACTCAAGTTATAACAACTATCAGAGAGATTTAAATGAAGACGATAGCATTATAATCTGGAATAACTATCTGAGGACTAATTCTATTACAGATATTAAATTGTACTCAAAGCGTTTGTATTTACTAGACAGAATTATTGACGTAAACGCCAACGCTCAAAAAACACCTGTACTGGTACAAGGAACAGAAAAACAACGCCTTACATTATTAAATCTCTATAAAGAATTCGACGGAAATTCACCTTTTATTTTTGGTGATAAAAACCTTGATTTAAACGCTTTGAAGAGTTTGAATACAGGTGCTCCGTATGTAGCAGATAAAATTTACCAATTAAAAACGCAGATATGGAACGAAGCGTTGACTTACTTAGGTATTAGCAATATTAACATTCAGAAGAAAGAAAGACTGATTACGGATGAAGTCACAAGAAATCAGGGCGGTACTATTGCTAGTAGGTACAGTAGATTGCACGCTAGGCGTGAAGCAGTTGATAAGATTAATGCTATGTTTGGCACTAATATAAGGGTGGATTACAGAGAAGATTTTCAGGAAATCGGTGGTGCTGATGGGCAAGATACGATAAAAGGTGGTGATAATGATGATTAGTTTCTTTTGTGGCTTTGTTATTGGATCTTTATGTGGCGTGTTTAGCCTTGCGTTGCTGGTAGCTGGAAAGTGTGGTGATAAGAAATGAGTAAGTACACTACAGAAGTTAGGTTTATTTGTGAGAGTAAAGCCGGTTTGAGCGAAAATGCTGGGTGCGATAATGTGGATGATATTGTTAGTAAAAGTTGGAATAAAATTTTTACTAGCAAGGCTGTTTTCTTTGATGAAGAATACAGAAGTGTGCTTTGCCAGAAAATATTGAAACATTATTACCTGAGAGAGATCGGCAGTGAAACTGTTGGTATCTGGAAACTATGGATGAACACTAGACTGGAAGAGATTATGCCTTTTTACAATCAGTTGTATAAGAGTGCATTGCTTGAATTTAATCCGTTGTATGATGTGGATTTAAAAAGGACACATAATCGTAAGGTTGACAGTAGTAAACAGGATGATGGAACTAGTAAGGTTGTTAGTGATGGTGTGAGTTCAGAGAGCGGAACTGGCAGTGGGTCTGAAAGTGGAAGTAGCAATAGCACAAAGAAAGACTTATACAGTGATACACCACAAGGGGCTATTACTGGACTTGAGAATGAAAACTATCTGACGAACGCTAGGAAAGTCACTGATAGCGGTAGCACTAGCGGTAACAGCAGTAGTGAGTTTAGCAATTCTGGTACTAATAAAACTACTGTAAATGGTGAAACAAGTAATACTGGTACAGCTAACAGCCTTGAGGATTATGTAGAGAATGTAAGCGGTAAACAGGGTACTGAAAGTTATAGTAGTATGCTACTAAAATTTAGGGAAACTTTTTTGAATATTGATATGCAAGTTATTGAAGAGTTTAGTGACTTGTTTATGGGTCTGTGGTAGGAAAAGGAGTAGAATGATATGAACGATAATATAGATAGAACTATTACGCCAAATCCACCGGCGGATTTTACGCCTAATATGGGAAATTACAAAACATTACAACCGTTTAGATATTGGTGTCAGAAAGTGTTGCCACTGGTGTATGATGATAGTTTAAGTTATTACGAACTATTGTGCAAGGTTGTCGACTATTTAAATAAAACAATGGAAGACGTAGAAACGCTACATGGTGATGTAACCAACCTACATAAAGCGTATGAGCAATTACAGGGTTATGTAAATAACTATTTTAGTACACTTGATGTGCAAAAAGAAATTAACAATAAGCTAGACACTCTGGTGGAAAACGGTACATTGTCTGAATTATTAAAAAATGTTTTACACACTGAATCAAGCCCGAAATTTGTTAGAAGTGTTGAAGATATGACAGATAAATATACTATTTATATTTTATTAACAGACGGATATATGTACTACTGGAATGGTACTTCGTTTGCCAATACTGGACTAAAATATAGCGAAAGTGAATACAGCGTTATAAACAACAACAAATTAATAACAAAGTATAATTATACTGAACTATTACCTGACTTAAACAATGCCAATGCTTCAACATATTATTTATTAAACTTTCCATTAAATAGCAATGAAATACCATTAAATACACCATTCGTAAATAAATGGGGTATTAGTACGCCTTGTGTTCTATTAACACTTTTACCAGACTATAATCTAGGTGGTGTGCAAATATTTCAAACTCAGCTAAATATTTATATGAGAATAATGGGCAGTGAAAATTGGGGTGAATGGCAAAATCTTTTAGACTTAGAAGATAAAAATTACATTGAACAATACCCTACGCTGATAGGTAGTTATAACTATAATGAAATTTTACCAGATTTAAACAATATATTTGAAGCAAAATATTATGTTATTAACATAGCCAATGGCAGTAGTGATATTCCTTTAAATACGCCATTTGGTGATACGTGGAAAAGTAATACACCATGCATTCTATTAACATATCCGGTAAAAACAAAACTAGGTAGTATGCAATATTTTATTTCCGATACATCTGTATATACTAGAATTTATTCTACTCAGTGGAGTAAATGGACTGAATTCATTAATAATACTACTTCTAATAAACCGTTATATGTTGGTGACGGTGGAATCCCTAGTTTAACTGATGCAATAATGGATAATGACAAACTAAACACCGTAATATACGTGCAAGATGGTGTTTACGACTTAGAGGCAGAATTTAAAGCAAAATATGGTGAAAACTTTTTTACTGATTTTAACGCGCAAAGCAGAAAAGGACTTATATTAGATAATAACGTAAAAATCATATGTTCTAATAAAGCTATAATCAAATTCGATTACAAAGGTGATAACCCGCTTGTAAAACAACTATTTTCACCGTTAAATAGTGGCACACATGGTTTTGAATTAATTAACGCAACTGTTATAGCAAGTAATTGTCGTTATTGTGTTCATGACGAACGTGGATATTCAGAAGATTTCTACGAAAATGTTTATGAAAAATGCACGTTTAATATGGATAATAGCGGTAACACTGACTGGGCTTCTAAAGCATGTATAGGTGGTGGTCTTGGCAAAAACGGTTTAATAACAATTAACGGGTGTGTTCTTGATAGTGTTGGTACTGATGATAACTACGGTATACTAAGTTATCACAATAATACACCAGCTAATTCTAAAAGTAAACTATTAATAACAAATAATTATTTAAAGAAAGGAACAATAAGAATAGCATCACATGGTTCAAGCGAAGAAATAAGTACTATGATAGTTGGCAATAATAAAATTAATGGAGATTATATTGTAACTAAAGAAACAAATAATGATACAATTGTAAACGTTGAATTATTAAACCTTAACAGTTAAATTTATAAAAAACGTGTGCTGACATATTAAGCGGCGCACGTTTTTACATTTCTACATTATAACTGTATAATTATTGTGACAGTAATATTTGCACCACATGTCAGTTATAAGTCGTACTTATTAATAGTGAAAATGAGAACGGGCATTTTATCTTAAAGGGGCATATATGCCGTTTTTTATCATATGAAACGTACACTTTACCTTTTACTTCCGTTGCTAGTTGCTTTTTTAATTTAAATACTAAGCTATTTATAACCATATACCATTTTTACCTCTTTTCTAGTACTTTCGTTAAATTTTTAACAATGTTCTAATTCTTGAAAAGGGTGAATCAATCACCCTGTGCTTTCCTTGGTGGTAAGACGGTTGCATAGCGGATAAAATCCTCTTCTGTCATTCCCAGTAGAATCTCTTCTACTTTTGATGATTCAATGTGAACCAGTTTGAACTCGTCTGTTTCGAAAAGTTTCTTGCATTTCTTTAGTAAATCTACTTCTGTATAAGTACCGCCTATTGTGTACTCATTAATAGTTACCTCTGCTGTTGTTACGTTTAAACACATAACCTTTGCCGTTGTCTGAGTTACTGTTCTTGTGACCATTCTTTCTCTCATAATCTTTTTTCTCCTTTTTTATTGTTTTTTTACACGGCTGATGCCGGAAAGGTGCCCCAGCGTTGAAACTGGGATAGCGCCTATCGCTACACCTATAATGTCGCTCCCTTTATCAAGTAATCATTTTGCGAAGTGCTATAGCGAACACCATCTTTTGAATCCCACGCACAGGTGAAACTAAAAGTATTATGTGAACAAATGTGAAAAGTGCGTATATCACCGTCGTCTAATGCCTCACAAACACATCTCTCATATGCTTGTCTTTTTGGATAACTTGGGTTATTATATACATCTGATAAATCGAAGCCCTCATTTCGCCTAGCCATTGCTAACAATTCTTGCCCTCTTTTTGTGTACTGATTAATTTCTTTCATTTTCCTATCTCCTTTCTTTATTTTGTTGTCTTCCTTGTTTCTATATATATATATTATCATATGTCCTGTTTTTTGTCAAATGATTTGCACGAATATGTTGCACAAGAATTGCACTGAATATTTGTACAGATTTTACCTATTGACGGTACGAAGAATGTGTGGTATAATGGGGAAATGAGAACGGGCATTT